GCATCAGCATGACGCCGACGCTCCAGTGGATGGTTTTGTCACCGCCCTACACACTTCGAAAAGCTCAGCGAATGTGGCTACTCGCTTGTCTACGTTGTTGTGAACCACATTCCGGTTTTGGAGCGCCACGCAGACGACCTTATCGCCGCGATTAAGCTCGCCTATGCCAACCCACCCACGGGCGGTGAGTACTGGGTGATTAGGTGTACCCTTGAGCAGATCGGCTCCGATTTCGAGGTGGACCATTGGTCCTTCGAACGGCGCACGCCAAACCCGAACCGGGCTGCCGCTTAAGCCAACCTGCGTGTCGCCGGGGAAGCAGTTGATCAATTCCCCCGGCAGCACGTAAGCCTTTTCGTCAGGGTCCCACATACCCTTCTTAATGTCGTAGGTCTTACCGTTCATCGCCTGATGGGCTTTGCGCGGGGAACGTCCGGCATGCGAGTGCAGCCATACGGCCTCCTCGACCCCAATCTCCAACTGGCGTGCTCTCGTCAGCGCCGCTGTCGCCTTGTTATTTTGGTCTCTCGAAATCAGGGCCGCTCGCCGTTTCGTGACGCCGAACTGCTCCTGCAGATCCTTGGTCAGTTGCCCGAGATCGCGACCCGTCTGCACGGACCGCATGACAGCACCTTCCACACCCTGGAGGTAGCGCTGCGGGATGCTCTTGATGAGCGCGACGTTCTCGTTGACCACCGAGCCGACGACGTCGCGCTGGGCGCGGGTCATCGTCCACTCTACCGTGAAGCCGCCCTTCTTGAGCGCCGTCTTCAGCGCTGCATCTGAGCGCTCGTTTACCGCCTGGGCGAAGTACGAGGCGAGGTCGTCCGCCAGCACGTTGAAGCGCGAGGTCCAGCGCCGGGTCAATTTGCGGATGGCCTTGCGCAGGGTCTCGGCCGGCGTCTCGTCTTGTGCCAGATGCGGCGTGTTCGACCGATAAGCCGCCTTGATCCACCACATGATGGATCGGTGCATCTCCTCCAGCGCTGCCGTCAGCCGCTTGCGATAAGCGGCCTCAAGGCCGGCGCTGGGATGGATCGGGCGCAGTACCGCCCCGCTCCCCTTCAATGGCCTCACCGAGCTTGCCACGCAAATCCTCGGGCATTGTGACGGGCTTGCCCTCCACCGGGGCTATGCCGTCAGCCTCAAGCCGCTTCTGAAGCTCGGCCTCGCGGGCGAGTTCCAGCATCTCGCCCAGGCTCAGATCGATCATGCTGCTGCTCGGATGCGCGGTCGAAGAGGCTCATGACCGCCGAGCCGGCATCATCGTCGCCTTCGTCCACGTCGGCAAGGTCACCCTCGCCTTCCGGCTCCTCAACGACCGCGTTCAGGTCCAGACCGTGGTAGGTGGACTCTGGATCATCCGCGAGCCGCTTGCGCTCCTCGTCCTTGTCGAGCACGCCAGCGTCAATGTAGACCAGAGCCGTATCGGCCTCGATCTTCCGGACCTCGGCAAGCTCCTTGTCCGACATGGACCAAAGGGGCTCGAACGCGAAGGTGATTTCCGGGTCGACCTCACCGAACAGGTGAAGCTGGACGAACCCGAGCATGCTCTGGATGATCGGGCGCCCGGTCTCAACGAAGGCGGCGATCCAGTCGAAGAACGAGCGCATCTCGCCGTCCGACGAAGCGTTGAGCCCCGCCGGCTGAAGCCCGAAGAACTTCACGAGCGGGATGCCCGGGATCGCCGCCATGTGCTCCTGAGACTGAGCCTGAAGCGCCTCAAGGCCACCGAGCGGTGCCGAGACGTTCTTGAAGTCCTCCGTCTCCTTGTTGAGGAGCCAGACCCCGCGATTGTCGCGGAGGTCGTTGAACAGCTCGACGCGATCCGCGACACTGGTGTCTGCCACGCCGAGCGTGTTGCCCATCTGGGTGGACAGCACCATGACGCTGAAGGCGTTCACGATGTCGGACACGGACTGGCGGGTACGGAGCCAGTTGTCGACCGTGGGCTTCACGAGCTGCGAGAGCGACACGCCACCGAAGCTATAGGCCGGCTTCAGCAGGTCGGGCACTTCACGGCCGACGAAGGTCAGCAGCCGCGTCCGGTGGACCGGCTTGCCCTGCACCAGCCACGTCGTGGGCTTGTACCAATTATCAGCCAGAGGGTCCGTGGCGTTGTACCCGTTGGGGTACGCCCACATCGCCTCGACGACCTTGAACCCCTTCAGCTTGCCTCGGCCGACCTTGGCTTGGCTGGCCTTATCGGATCCGCTGCCGATTGGGGTCTTCAGTTCGTCCGGATCGGTCGTTCCGGTATCGACGAAGATATGCCCTCGGCCGAAGTACCCGTCGCATTCCAGCATCTTCCGAAACACGTCGCGAACCCCGAACTCAACGAAGGCCTCCTCAATCGCCTTGATCTGATCAGCCTTGTCCTGGCCCGTACCCTGGATCTTGATCCACTTGCGCGTGGCTTCCGTCGCGATGATCTCCACCATCCGGCGGATCTCAGGGATCTGCGCCTGAATGGCGAGCTGCGCGAACCCGGGAAAATAGCCGTAGGTGCCGGTGTAGGCGCCGAGCAGTTCCGACGCCCAAGGCCCAACGCCAGGCGCCTCATCCATCGCCAGATTGGAGCCACCCGTCGTCCCAGGCGGATGCTGAGCGGCGGCGAAGGGATCGACGGGCTTCCCCTGCCCCTTGCCGATCTTGGCCCGCCCACGAAGCTCTAACGCGATTTGGAGAGGCTTGCGGGCCTCGGGCGTGGTATCCTGCGCCGTGCCAATTACCTGCGCGGCGGTCCTGGCTCGATTGCGTCGCTGGGCTCGGGTCATACTCAGGTCCCGAGGTTGAACGTGAAGCCTCCACGCCGAGGCATCTTCGCGAGCCGGCGAAGCTCGGGGTCGATCGTCAGGGGCTGCCGGGCATGGGCTTTGTGACTGACCGCTAGCGCCAGCGCGCACACGCAGTCGTCGTGGAAGCCATCCGGAGCCGTGTAGCGGACACCCGTGCGGGTGTACTCGTACTCGAAGTTTTCAAGCTCTGACCGGATCGGGCCTTCGGGGATCGCGATCTCCATCTTCTGGATCGCGACTGCCAACCCTTCCATAATCCGCTGCTTGGACTCGCTGGTGAACTTGAACCCTTCGAACCGCGAGCCGGGGCGCTTCTGCAGCATCTCTAGGATCGGGTCACCGACACCCGTGCTGTCAACAAGGGCCGGAATGGACCCGGTCGCCTCGACGATCCGATCCATCGTATCGTTCCAGGGCTTCTGGAACCGCTCGAACCGGCAGATGCGACCTTCAGCGTCCAGCGCGATGCCGACCGTCCAGTCGACCGACTTCGCCAGATCCCAGCCCCACGCGATCGGCTTGCCGTCGGACATCGGGCCGATACAGTCGGCGATGGCCTTCATGCCGAAGGGGTTGCCGCCATCATCGGACGGCTCGGCGAGGTACAGCTCCCGAAACACCGCCTCGGGCAGATCCGACCGGGCTTGGTCAATCTCGGCCTGCGAGAGGATGCCGGCCTGGATCGCGTCGTAGGCCGTGATCCGCTTGTAGGCCATCCCAGGGGCGCCGGCCTCGGCTTTGCGAGCCAAGGCGAACGCCCAGTTCTTGCGGCCCTTGACGTTGCCGATGATCCGAACCGGCCCACGGGTCGCCGTCAGTGTCGACCGGACGGCGTGCCAGCTCTCCTCGCGGCAGCGGCTGGCCTCGTCGATCACCGCGCTGTAGACGTCCTCGCCATACAGGTTGTTCGGCTTCTCGGCGGTCTTGAACCACATGCGCCGGCCGCCCGGCAGTTCGATCCACTTGTCCGTGTCGTGGGTCTTGATGATGTCGTGGGGCAAGCCCCGCTTCATCCGCTTGTAGGCGATCTCAGCCTGCGGGTAGACCGGCGCCACCCACCAGTGGTTCTGCCCTTCTCCGCCGAACATGCACTGCTCAGCGAGCCAGATCAGGCAGGGCGCCGTCTTCCCGCACTTCGTCGAGCCCTCGACGACGCCGTACCGCTCCTCACCGAACAGCGCCTCTCGCTGGTACTCTGCCAGCCAAGGGCGCTCATACTCGAAATTCACGACTGCTCTGGCCGATCAAGCTTGAACGAGAAAGTCGCCCTGACCGGGCCGCCGTCCTCTCCGGTGACTTGCATCGGAAGCACTTTGCCGAGAAGCGACATGAAAGCCGCGGGGCTCTCGGAGGCCTGCGCGGTCAGGTAGTTGACCAGCCCCTCTTCCCCGCCGCCTCCAGCCTGCTCGGCGGCCTTAAGGATCGCATCCTTGAGAAGCGCCGTCGTCTTGTTGACTGAGCCCTTAGGGCGACCAGGACCGGGGCGAGTGAGATTGTCGCCCATGGAATTTCTGCCGTTTGTTTATTCCGCCCTACAAGGCGTCGATGCGCTGGGCTAGGATGCCGTCAGCACGGGCGAGGGTGTTGAGGCGGACGATGGCGGCGCCGACGCTGTGGCGGGTTGTCCACGGATCAGCCTGAGCGATGCGGGCCATATGCTGGCGATCGGTGTTCAGCGTAGGCCGTGTGGCTCGGCGAGGGCCAGCGGCAGCAGCACGGGCGATGCGAGCATGGCTCAGCGAGAGGAGCGTGTCGGTCGGGTGCATCAGAGCCTCCCGGAAACCAACAGGACGATGAGCACGAGCAGCAGGATCCCGCCGAGACCGAACCCAGGGCCACGGTAAGCGCCATCGCCGATGAAGCCGCCACCACCAAAGGCGAGGATGATCAGGATGATGAGGAGGATCGTGACGAGGCTCATGTCCGCGCTCCCGTCATCAGGTCAAAGCCTGCGCAGATCCAGCCGGCGGCAAACAGGCTCGGCAGCATCAGCCAGGTCAGGACAGCCTTCGGATCCGGCATCAGCGGCTAGCCCTCATCGCGAGGCAGCAGGCGATGACGCTGCTTAGCAGCACGCCCGAGGCAAAGCCGGAGACCCAGTCGGCGGTGAAGATCAGATCCACAGAAGGGCCATCGCAATCAGGCCAGTGGCGGCCGACGTGAGGCCGATGGCGAAGCCGGAGAGAGCGGGACGCTCATTCAGCCAGTCGCCCAAGTCAGACTTCCGGCGGGGTCAGCACACCGAGGGCAATCAGCGAGCCGATGGAGCCGCGGTAGATCGTGCGGACGCTGCCGACGACCTTCTCGACCGTGATGACCTCCTGAAGCACCCCAACGGGCAATTCCCAAGTCGCACCGCCGAGGCCGTGGATGGTGACGCTTCCGGTGACCGCACAGCCCATCACACCCGCCCTTCAGTCTCAGCCATCACCCGGCGCCGAATGCCGGCCAGCTCGATCTCTCCGGTTGTGTCGTCGTCCCAGTCCTCGGGGAGGAGGTCGTCGGGATCACGGTCCAGGTGAACGTCGGAGAGATCGTCGAAGTCCACGGGTCAGGCGCCCCCGCTCGTGATGGCGTCCATCGCAGCCTTCAATCTGGCATAGCCGCGGAGGTGAGCGCTGATTGCCCGTTCCAATCGCTTACGGGCCTCGCTGGCGGCGTTCTCGGCCTCGGCTGAGGCTTGGGTGCCAATTCCAAGCGCGCCCTCTCTACGGGCCGCAGAATGGAAATTCTTGATCGCCGCCGTGATGTCGGCCGGGATGGTCTCGGGCATGAGAGGCTACCGGCTAAGGGTATCGATGCGGGCCAGACTCGAAACTGGCTGCCGGCACTCCGCCGCACGTAGCGGCCGGCTTACGGCCTTCTCAGCAGGTCCCTCCCTGCGGCCGCATCGAACTGATTGCCCGAGCGCTCGGCGCTCAAGTGCGGAATTTTGAGACAACAACCCTGTCGCCTCGATCGCCTTTGATCGTGGGCCGGGGTCCGAAGTGGGCCAGACTGCCGTAGCTGTCGCCGCGGTTCGGATGTGTCCTGCGTGCCTAGATACACGAACGATAGGTTTTGTCAATCGTTCTAGGCCGCTTCGATAGCATTTTCCTCAAGCCACATCGGCGTGATCCGGCCGAAGATGTCGACGCCAACCTTCGTGCGGCCGGTCCGCTCGTCGTGCTCCTCGACCGTGCCCTGGAACGAGGCGAACGGCCCGTCCTTCACACGGACGCTGCCGCCGATCTCAAACAGCACCTTGCGAGCCGCATCATCGTCGCCACCGACGCCCGTGATGCAGTCGGCGAAGTTCTGCAGGTCCTCGGCCGAGATGACCATATGACCGCCGCCAGGACGCTGAACGACGCCGGATCGGCCGTAGCCCGTGGCGTCGTCGTACACGCCGGGATGGCTCTCCACGTGCCGCAGCTCGCGCCAATCCAGCACGCCGACGAAGATGACCCGGCGCAGGACAGGGATCAGAGCCAGCCGAACCTTGCCGATGTCGGAAACCAGCCGGATCGCCTCGCGCGCCTCAAACACAGGCGTGCCGGAAGCGGTGATCTGCTCGGCAGCTTTCGTCGCCCAGCGCGGCAGCGTGCGGATGACGTACCACGTGCGAGTAGGATCGACCTCAAACCGCTCTTGGCGCTCCCTGGCGGCCATGTAGGCGCCGGCTCGCACCGACTGCATGTTGACCGCCACACTCCGCTTGACGGCCTTCTTCCGCGAACGCTCGCGGGCCTTCTCGCGACGGAGGGCTCGACGCTGCTTGTTGGTCACGCTTCCACTCCATCCGTCTGTTCAGATTTCGCTTTGGCTTCGGCTTGTTTGAGGGTGGAGAGAGCAGAGAGGCGGTCGGCGTGGGCCTGACTGCCTTCGGCCTCTTTCGCTCCAGCGAAGCCGCCCTCAGCTCGGGAACTGGTCTCAGCGACGAAGGCCAGATAGGCGGCCTGGACCTCGGCCTGCTGCTCCGGGCTCGGCGTCTCGTAGACCTCGGCGTCGAGGATCAGAGCGATCCGGGCACGCTCGGCGTAGATCGGCGCTAGCATCTCCCGGCACTCGTGAGCGATTTCAGCCGGAGTGGGAGCGTAGACACGGTTGCCGAGGCGTCCATCCAGGTAGCGGCGGCAGACGTCCTCAATGACCGGCTGCGGATACGGCGCCAGCACAAGAGCGTAGCCGCTCAGGATCTCGTCGACCGTTGTCTCACCAATAGCGGGAGAGGCCATCAGGCCCTTCACCAGTCCGACCGCGCGGCGGATCGAAGCCTCGCTGGCACGACCGAGGCCGCTGTCGATCTCGGCAACCCTGGCTTTCAACTCGCGCCGCTCGTCGTCAGTGGGCGCGAGTCGGTCCGGGATAGCGCGGCGGCGGAAATCCGCGGTTTCCTCCAAGTGGTTCGAGAAGCGCCGGACGAGCATGTCCGTTCGCGTATCCAGCCGCGTCAGCGACCGGTGCGGCGTCGAAGAGGAAAGGGCTTTGGACATCTTCGCCTCTCATTTCGCGGTCAGCGTTGCGGGAATGGTTCAGGAAGCTCTCTTGCGCGGAGGGTTGGCGGCCGATCGGCATGGCGCGGATCGGGACAGGCGCTGCGGGCTCATCGGCCCAGCGTCCTTGGTTCAGCCATGTCGTCGGATGGCACCAGTCACGGGTCGGCGGCTTCGTGGCGATGTAGCGCTTGAGGCCGTCCATCAGCTCGGCGAACGTCACGCGGCCGGACTTGCGGACCTTTGCGAAGGCACGCTCAGCCGCATCCTTCCCGACCTTGTTCGGCTGGAGCTGCCACCAGATCGCAAAGGCATTCGGGGGGAAGTCCGACTGCGAGCGAGCCGTGCGAGCGACAGAAAGAGGCTTGTCCTCTTTCTGATCTGTATCTTCTTCTAATTGGTTGAACGGCAGCTCAACGGCCGTTGCGCCGTTTCGTTGATTTTGTTGATATTTTTGCCTGTCATTTTGATCGGGCGTTTTGCCGAACGCATCGTTCTTTTCTGCGCCCGACTGTTTTTGACGGCGAGCGGCACTCGCGCGACCGGCGGCTGACTGGTCCTGACGACGCTCGCGTTGCCATCCGATCTCGGCGTGCGTGGAGGCGCTGTCGAGCTTGCCATCGGCCGTCAGGATCAGCTTCCCGGCCTCGAAAAGTCGCTCAAGGGCTGCGCCAGCCTTGCGCTCAGTCAGACCGGTGCGGCGACCCAACGTGCGGGCTGTCTCGCCAACCGGAGCGCCTGTCTCGTAGATGCGAAGCAGCGCCGTGACATAGACGATGCCCTCATCGGCATCGAGGCCGGCCAGCGCGCCGAGCAGGGCGGAGGGAAAGCAGCGGAACCATGGTAGGCGGTCGCTCATGCTGGCAGCGCCTCCGGCCCGCTTTCCATGAACTGCAGCACCTCGTCAGCGCAGCCTTGCGGATCGTTCCAGATCTCCGAGCCGGTGAACCGGAAAACCGGCAGGCCCTCGTACTGCGCGAGCCGATCACGGGAGCGGTCTCGTGCGGCCTGATCCTTCGTGCGCTCGTGATAATCATGGCCGTCGCACTCAACGATCAGTCGCTTGAGCACGTAATTGCCATCGCGCCAGACTGGATAGTGGATGACGAAATCGACGCGCCAACCTGCAATTTGCACTTGGCTGAAGCAGAAGGCCGACATGCCCCTATGCCCGTCGCCTACCGCAGCGACGCGCACCCAGTAATCAAGGTCAGCACCCTCATCTAAGCCGTAGATGGCCTGGATCGAACGGTGCGCCTGCGCAGCGACCATCCGCAGCGCCGTGTAGAATATGCATTCGATAGGGCTGTCGCCCTTCGCTTTGGCGTGCTCCTCCATCGTGCGGCGATAGACTTCGTCCGCCAGTTCCTGAGCTAGCAGGTCAACACCGCCGAGGCGGCCAGTCCGACGAGGCTTCTCACCCATAGCGGTCTACGCCTCCTCTTCGATTTGCCATTTGCCGTCGGGGTCCGGCACCTCGTGCCAGTCGCGGCAATCCAGCGTCCAAGTGCTTTCCCAGCCAAAGCAACGGATCCCGTCGCGGCGGATCTCGCGAGCAAGGATCCTGACCTCACCGATCGCCGTGATGCGGATGATGGACGGGCCGTAACCCTCATCGCCCTGAAGGCACGTCCCAACGGCCCAGCCGTTCTCACGGCAGAGGACAGCCGGCGCTCGCCGGGATCTGATCGTAACCTTGCTCATGCGGCAGCTCCGAACAGATCCAGTGTCGCTTCAGCGTTGCTGGGCTTGGCGGGAGGAGACGGGCAGTCGCGTTCACGGGCCGTCGCTTCCGCCGCGTCCATGCAGTCAGGTGCGGAGCACGAGAGGATGCCCTCGGTGCGCAGCGTCTCACCAAAGCCGAAGCAAGCTCGCTGACCGCACTCCGAGCACCAGCGCTCTAGACGGGAGCGCGCTTGGTGCTCTTGCTGCCAGCCGATGGGGGACAAGTTCTCCGTGCGGAAGTAGAGGCCGGCTTTGCCCGGCAGCGTCGGATCAGCGTCGGTCATGCGACGCCTCCGAATGGGGCTATTTCGACGATCGCGACAGGCTGCTCGGACTGCCATTCCAGCACGATCCGAGAGGCCAGACGGTCGTTGCGCACGACGCCGTGGAGCTGCAGGAGGTCCGAGGTCGCCTTAATCGCGTTGTCGAGATCCAAGCCGCTCTCGACGGGCATGCGGAGCGTCAGCTCGTAGCGGCCAGAGATGCGGCCAGGACGCTGCATCGTCAGGCGCCAGCCAGCCTCGGACAGCCAGGCACTGTAGGCCTTCGACAGGCGCACGCCGCCCGCATAGCGCTCGTAAATCGCATTCACCGACATAGGCACGGGCAGCAGCAGGCGCACAGCATCAGCCTCGGTGCGCTGGTCGAAGCTGCCCGGCGCGGCCGGCTTCTTCGCCGGGCGCTTGGCCGCCTTAATCTGTCGCTGAATGCTCGCCGTAGGCATGGGGCCTCGTGCTGTGAAGGTCAGAAGGGGCTCGGCGTGGGGCAGTGGTGCCGGACAAGCGCGGCGACATGCTCCTCAGGGGTGCGGCCGGCGGCACGGGCTGCGTGACGAAGCTGAATGGCCACGTCCTCCGGCAGCGTGATCGTGCGCGGCTCAATCAGTTCGATGGACTGGTGCGCGTAGTGAAGCCGGCGGACGAGGCCGCGGGCCTCAAGCTGAGTGATCAGCCGATGCACCGTAGACTTGGCCGCGACGCCGAGGTCGGTAGCCATCTCTTGGTAGGTCGGGACGCGGCCGTGCTGAACCCGGAAGGCGCGGATGACGGCCAGCAGTTCCACGGCGCGGGTCGTCATCCCATAGGTGCGAGGGTCTGACATCAATCAGTTTCCCGCAGCCAGGCGCCGAACTCGCTCAGCGACAGCCCGAGCCCGGTCAGCCCCCTCCCCACCGCCTCGCGCAGCCAGAAGGGCAAGGCGTTCCGCAAGAGCTTCCATTTCGTGGGCGACGGCCTGAAGGTCATGGGAGCGGCTTTCTGCCCGCTTGGCGCGAGCGGTTCTGATGGCGTCTGCTTCGTGGGCGTCGATCCGCCGTGCCTTGCCGTACCAAAGGTCGAACGTGCGCCAGTAGGAGAGCCCTGCCGCGCGAGCCGCGCGAGCAATGCGAGCCTTGACGCGGTCGCCTTCCAGCGGCGGCCCGGCGAGGGCCTTGAGGCCATCCGCGACTTCAAATGCGAGCGCAGTCACGCGCGCCTCCCAACACTTTTGGGACATTTCCCATCTGCTCCGTGGTCGAAGTGACTTCGACACAGGAGGAGCCGCGATGGCTGATCTCGACAGAAAGGGGGTAAGTGGACGCGACTACGATCACCGTGCGTGGACCGGGCTGGACCATGAGCGCGCGGTTAGGGAAAGCGGACGCGCATACAGACCCGGCAAGGTCTGCGATCGTCCGCAGTTGAGTGAACGCGAGGCCGGCAAGCCGAGCGATCACAGAGGTCTGAAGTGATGCCGAGGGTGTCATGCGGACGCCTTCGGCCACTCGGCGTTCAGCAGGGCCCGAGTGATGCGGCCTACGGGTGCGGTGCTCGCGACGCCTGCCGACGCCATGGCGAGGTCAACTCGCCGGACGCAGTAGCCGACCATGTCGCGATCAAAGCCGCCGAGCTGTTCACCGATTTGGCGGTTGGAGAGGCCGAGGCGGTTTCGGCCGACCCAGAACAGGATCATCCGGGTGCGGCTGATCAATTCAGGCGCTCGACCCGTCTGGTTGGGATCGCGGACGATCTCAGCGGCCTTGACGCCGGTGATCGCAGCAATGCGCCACTTGGCTTTCTGAAGAGGGCTTGTGCGACGCGGATAGCGCTGCTTGGCGCCGATCCGGTAGCGGATAACGCTGTCGGCAACACCGCATTCTTCGCTGATCTCGGCCCAGGTGAAGCCGGACCTCCGCAGACGGCGGGCGAACTCTTCCTTCACGTTCCGCTTCGGCCGAGAAACCCAACAGGTCGGCCAGCCGCCCGGCGGGGGCGGGACATGCTTTGTATGCTTGACGACCGTGCAGGTGCTGACGCCCGTCGCCTTCGCGATAGACGCGATCGGTTCACCCGTCCGGCGGCGCTCGACGATCTCTTGCAAGACCCAGTAAGGCGTCCGGCGACCCTGCTTCGAAACGAAGCCGCCCTTCGGCCGCACAAGCCGACTGTCCACCACAGGCGTAGGAACAGGCCCGCGATGCAGGATCGGCCGCAGCATCTCGATAGTCTGGTATCCGGCCATATCTCAGCGATCCTCAGAAAGCTGGTCGCCCTCGGCCACAACGCAAAGCTCGTTGAGCCGGCGGGCCAGGAAGCGGATGCGAGCGGTGTCGGCGGGGGTAGTGTTCCGGTGACGCCCGTTGGGGCTCTGAGTGGTGACGTCCACCCGCCCATGACAGACGTGAAACCGGATCTGACCGCCGCCGGCCGTCTCAAAGACGGTGGTGAAGGTCGTGTCGGCGGTGTTGGTGAGGGCGCTCACGAGGATGCCCCCGAATGAGGCGCCCAGACGGATCCGCCGATCTCTCGGGCATGACCCGCCTGGGCTGTGCGCAGGCTCAGAGGCTCGATCGGGATAGCCCCGGTCCAGAACACCTCGGCGCTGCTACCGGCCGACAGGGGCCGGATCTGGTGAGCGAGGCGCAGCATTTAGCCGTGCCTCCGGTCCATCACGCACTCGCCAGCGAGGTTTGCGATTGCGATGGCGATGGCCTTGGTCGTGGTGGCCGACAGGTTCGCGCGGATCGTCATCACCGCGTCGTCGCTGAGGTTTCCGAGCAAGATGTCGGCGATCTGCGCAGCGGCGCGGTCGCGGACATCGGGGTCAACCTTGGTGGACTTGCGAAGGCCAGCCTCGACGCAGGCGGCGTGCACCGACTGTCGCCCCTCTATGACAGCCTGCAGCGCCTGCGCGGCGATGCTGTTTCCGCCCTCAGCGGCCTTATCGAGCTTCCGCATGCCAGCGGCAGCGCTGTTGCCGGTTGGAGCTTCAACCGTTTTATCTTGTACATTGTACAAGGTTTCGACGGATGCGGGACGACCGGGCTCATTTCGAACCGCGCGATCCCAGAGAAGTCGCGCCTGCTGAGCCTCGGCTACGTCGCGCGAGCTAGTCAGGATCGCTTCCACGATCTCAGGCGTAGCTCCGAGCCCGCGCGGGTAAGTCGCCGTCACCCACTCAAGGAAATCGCGGTTCTCGACGACGGCCCCATTTGGCGTGCGGCGTTCCTTCCAGGCCTCGCATTCAAAGGCCCGAAGCAGGCAGTGCGGGAGCATCTTCAGGCTCTGACCGCCGTCGCGGATCACGCTGTACGTGTTGTCGGTCGCCGTGGTGCGCCGATAGATCAGCGCCTCCTCCGGCGTGGGAACCTTGAGCCGTTCCACGTTGCTGCCGGCGGCCATTTAGGCGGCATCCTTCTTGAGGCGCCGCAGGGTCCAGGCGATCTGAGCCGGATCGAGCCGTTCCCCCATCGGGAACAGGTGACGGACCGCGTTCGCGTTGTAGAGTTCAGCGTCGGTAAACCGCTCGCCGCGGAAGGTGCACTCGCCCGCCTCTATGTCCGTAATCTTCGGGATCACTTCGTAGAGGCGGCGTTCGGCCCGATCAGCCTCGGCGCGGACGGCCTTATAGAGGTTTGGAGGCGCGTCCTTGAGGAAACGCTTCACGTCTTCCTCGATATCGGCAGCCTCCTTGCAGAGGCGCTCGTCCGCCGGCAGGAAGATAGAGGAGACTTCCTCGGCGCCGCGGTGACGCACCCGCACGGTGCGGCCGACAAACTGTCGGAAGAACAGCGTCGAGATGACGTTGGTCGCGTAGACCGACACCATCAAACGAGGAATATCGACACCCTCAGACACCATGCGGACGGCGACGATCCAGCGCCCCATCCCGCACTTGAAAGCGTTCAGGTCGTCCTCGGCGGTCTCCATGTCAGAGACAACGACCGTGGGCTCCTCGCCCGTGACCTCGCGGATCACCTTGGCGCACTCGAATGCGTGCGCTTGGCTCATCGCTACCAGCAAGCCACCGGCGTCCTGCCAGCGCGGACCGCGGCTACGGATCGCCGACAGCTCGTCGTCGGCATCCTTGACCATCTGCTCGACGAGGCCGGCTTCAGGATGCAGAGCGTGCCGGAGCAGGCTCGACATCTGCGTGTCAGGCATCGTGTCGGAGAAGGTGCTCTGGAACTGCTCGCCCTTGGCTTTGTACTCGACCAGGGCGTTGTACGGCTTGAAGATCACCGGGCGGCAGACGTCGTCCCGGATCGCGTCTGCGTACAGGTAGGGGTAATCGGCGACGGTGGTGCCGCCGGGCCCGTACTCAAGGAAGCTGATCGTGGTGTCGTCGTTGCGGAACGGCGTGCCAGACAGCGAGAGCACGAACCGAGCGCCCTCAAACGCCTCCTTGATCCCATCGCCCCAGGACCGGCGGTCGCCGGCATGGTGGACCTCGTCCAGGATCACGAGAGCCTTTTTGCCCTCAATCGCCGCGTAGTGCGCGTCCGGCTCACGGCCGACCGCGGCGTAAGTCGTGACGACGCCGCCGACATCAAACGGCAAATCTGCCAGCCGCATCTTCGCATTGTTGCGGCGGGTCAGGTTGATGCCGAACTCGCGCGCGGCGTCCTGCCAGTGACGGCGCAGAGCCTTAGTAGGCGCGACGACATGGACGTGATCGACCTCGCCGACGCGGATCCGATCCTGCGCGTAGGTCAGCGCCAGCGTCGTCTTGCCGGCGCCGGGGGTGGCGGTGACGAGGGCCCGCCGCTTCTTCGGCCAACACTCGTCAGTCAGGACCTTGAGGCAGGCATCCTGCCAGCCGCGGAGCTTGCGAGGCGCCGTCACGACAGCACCGCCCAACCAATCGCCGACACAAAAGCGACGGCAACAGTAGGCACAACCGCGCGGAAACCGACGAAGGCGCCAGCCAACGCAGCGGCAGACGCAACAAACGGTAGGGTGACGAGCGTAGTCATCTACACGGCCTCGCGCATATCGGAATGGGCAGGCGAAGCCGGGACGTTCACAACGGGCGCAAAGCGCGCGGCGGTCAGCGGCTTGTCCTTGTCGCGAGCAAATTCCAACAGCCGGGCGACGTACCAGTGAGGAACCGTCCCGTTCGTGCCGCCTTTGGCTTTCGGCTGGGTCCAACGCCAGACCGCGCTTCGGTCGATACCGAGCGCCGCTGCGACCTCGGTAGATCCCCCGAGGTCCTTGATGATGCCGTAGGCTGGCTGAAGCTTGCTCACCCAGTTCGAATAGCGATTATCGCAACTTCATGCAAGGGGTCGGGAGCGATTTTCGCGATATGATCGCCTGTGCCCTTCGCGATCTCAGCGAGAGACATACGCCTCGGCAAGCGCTTAATGGCGCTATGCTGTTGGCTTGGTACAAAAAAGCGCTGCAAACGACGGGCGTGAAGCCGGCCGAGATTTCACGTCGGACGGGCATCACCGCCGACGTGCTGTCCAAGGTGCTCAAGAACCGCCGCAAGCTGAGC